TGCGCTTAGCAAATGAAGATACCGATTTTCCTATTAGAACTGCTTGGGGAAGTAAGGAGGAACAAGTATGACTAATCCTGCATTTACTCAGGTTACATTTCGTGGTCGTAATGATGATGGTTCAGAAAGTGCTGCTAGTTGGAAAGCTACACAAGGTTCGGACTGGACACAGGATACCGCAGCAAATTTTCGAGTACGTTTTAGAATAGATGAAACAAATAGTCGTGCTTGGACTAATAAAGTATGGAATCTCTATTACCAACTAAATGCTGGTGGTTATAATGCTGTAACAGCTAGTACTCCTGTTAAGTTTAGTCTTTCTGATAATTTTACTGATGGTGATGATTGCACAACTCAATTAACTGGTGGTACAGGTACCTTTGTAACTAATAACAATGGTATGAAAGAAACAACTGGCGGTGCAACTAACTCTGGTACTGCTGGTTACTTATTTGAAGTGGAATTCTGTTTGCAGTTAGATGGAGCTCAATTATTAGATAATGATACTGTTAATTTACGCATATATGATGGATCTAGTGCAATAGCAGTATATACTGATACACCAGTAATTACAGTTAATTTACTTAGTCAAAATATTAATGAAACCTCAACTTTAGCAGTTTCAAATAAGACAATTACAGCATTATCTGAAGTAAATGATCAAGATTCAACTAGTTTAGCAGTCTCAAATAAGATAATTACAGCATTATCTGAAGTAAGTGAGCAAGATGCAACTAGTTTAGCTGTTTCAGACAAAACAATTGCTGTCCTATCTGAAGTAAGTGACCAAGATGCAACTAGCTTAACAGTTTCAAATAAAACGATTGAGACAATAACAAATATAAATGGGCAAGATGCATCTATATTCGATAAGTATCAAGATATTACACTATTAGAATTTCGTGTTGTAGAAGAAACCTTATATGGAGCGTAGAATATGACAATTGAAGGAGTTGATATTACCCCAGGTAGTGGAAAAAGTATTGCTGTTGATACAGTTAATGTTGGTGGTGGAAATAAAGAGTTTCAGATATTAAAAATTGCTTTAGGAGCAGAGGATGCTTTTGATTTAGTAGTAGATAGTGGTCAACAAACGATGGCCAATTCCTTACCTATAACGATGGCAAGTGATCAATTACCAATAGTTGTAGGAAAGAAATTGAAAAATATAGCTCTCACTCCTACTATTTCAACTTCGGTTTATGTTGCAGGATACTGTGTAGGTGGAAAATTAACCCTTACAGATGCTATGCGTGCAAGTGGTGCCTCGGGGTTATGGCATTCTTTACACATTATTGACCGTGGAAATCAAAAAGCAGCCTTGGTTATTCAGATATATAATGCTAATCCTACTGCTGCCACACTTACAGATCATACTACGGTTGCATATTCTACTGATTTAGGCAAAGTGATTGCTACTGTTCTTGTTACAGCTGCGGATTATAATTCAGCTGGAGGTATTTCATTCGCAGATATAATTATTGATCATGCAGTTGCAGCTTCAGGAAGTGCTCATTTATATGCTTCTGCTACGTGCGTTGGTGTTCCGGATTATGTTACTACAACAGATTTAACTTATGACTTTGGGTTTATCCAATGGTAAAGAAAAATCACATCTATAAAAAACGTTATGCGAATAAACCATTAATATCTATGTGGTTGCAATATTATGCTTATGACACTAAAGCCGAATGCGATGCTATTATTCAATATTGTAAGGATAATGGTATAACTGATTTAGATGCTATAGCAGTTAATTCTGATGCCACACCAAAAGTATGTATGGGAAATAGTACTCTATGTAACGTTACTTCTACTAATATAGATGGAATGAAGCCAATTAGATATTTAGCAAGAGAAGCAAAAACTCATGGTATTAGGGTTCATGCTTGGTGGTGCATATATATATGGACTTGGTGGGGAACGTCAAATGCCGTTCTTTTATCTCCACTTACCGATAATGCCACTAATCATGATACATCTAATGGGGGTAGCACCCTCAATTTTTCGCAGTCTTCTCCACGAACTACTGTGATAAATGCTATAAAAGATTTTGCTAAGGAAAATCCAGAAGTATATGGAGTAAATTTAGACTATATAAGAACGGATGGGACTGTTACAGGTCAAACTGATGCTAACGTTACTTCTTTTGTATCCGAATGTAGAACTGCTATACCTGATAGAGAATTAAGTGCTTGTACATTATCAGTTTTAAACATAACTTATCCTGTGCATCAAGATATGCCTAGTTGGATAAATAATAGATATATTGATACATGTCGGGTTATGGGATATTATACTAGTTATCCATTGAAATTGTATCATATGGATCAAGCAGATTTATCAAAAGTAAGATTTTTTATGGGAACCGCTACAGAGCAGAATAGTTCTGACTGGGCTTTTAACTGCACACGTCCTTCTGATCTTAGGACCACACTTAGGCAACACTCAGAACTTGGTTATCCTAATGCCTGTATTTTTGATTGGGTTGATGCAATGGACACTGTGGAATTTCAGGAAGCTCTTAGTGACTATTTGCATGGTAAATTGCAAGCTGTCGTTCCATATCCAGCAATAACGAAAATTACAGTCACTCCAGCAACGTCTTTTTCTCTTGATATAGGAGGATCAACTTATACAACCCTATATAGTGCTATTACTGATCATATTACGACTGCTTCATTAAAAACTCATGTAGAGGGAATTGAGGGTCAACGTCCCTGGATACATTATTATCGACCAGAAAATAATTCTACTTATGTAAGAATATTGGCAGGAGATTGGCTGCCATGACAACATTATTCAATGTTACTTTTGAAAATAATATGCTAATTCATCCAATTAGTGGATATGATAATTGTTATGTTTCCGGTGGAACGTTGGAAGTAGCTGCTGCCGCAGCTTATGAAGGAAGTTACGGATTAAAGAGTACACCGCTTGCAGGAACTGTTACGGGAGGTGGTAAAGTTACTCATGATCTTACCGGAAAGTTTAGAACTGCTTTTTACTTTGATCCCAATAGTATTACTATTCCTTCTGGAAGTTATATAATGATTCTTCGTAATTTTCATTATGATTTATCACAACAGGCATTCAATTGCACTTTAACATGGAATGGATCAAGCTACGGAATAGATATTGGATTAGCAGATAATACCTTGAATATAGTAACTTGGTCAAGTGTATATACATTTACAGATGCATGGCATCTATTCGAGTTTTATTGGCAAAGAGGAAGTCCTGGTTCGTTTCAACTTTGGATAGATGGAACTAGCCAAGGAACGATAACGGCTACAAATACTTCGGTAAGATTTAATAACTGTGGAATAGGATGCAATTTAAGGTCATCTCCATCTGTTAGTACGACGGGATCAGTTTATTTCGATAGATGGATAGCAAATGATGATGGTTCTCAAATTGGAGGAGTATAATAATCTCCTAATTTAGTTATTGAAGAAATTTGTATAAAGGAGTAAATTATGCCAGCGAGATCTGTTAATGAAATTAATATAACTAACTTTGTGGACACAGGGCTAACAACGCCTATGGCTAGATATACTTTCACTCTTGAAATAAAGTGGATTGATGATCAAGGCGTAGCACATACTCATGGTCCTCAGACCTATACATTTCCTAACGATCTGGTGGCTATGCCTTTAGATGTGCGAAAAGCCTTTGCAGAGGAAATGATTACTGCTACCGTCAGAGTGACACTTGGAATTGACACCTGGGAGATGTACTCATGACAGTACGCTATGTAGGCATTGGTGGTGATAATGGTAATAGTGGTTTAAGCTGGGCACTACGTAAACTCACAGTTGTTGGTGTAGAAAGCACAGTGACAGCAGGTGACATAGTATATATTGGCCCCGGAAGGCATACGGGTGGGGTTGCTCTTACGACATCTGGTAGTGATGGCTCTCCAATAGTATATATTGGTGATGTTACTGGTGAACACACTGATGGTGTAGGTGGAAGAGTTAGACTTTCGGGACTGGATAGCAACGAGCAAACATTCTCCCAAACATATATATTAAACACAAATGGGGTTAATGTTAGTTATAGAACATTTAGAGGTATTGAATTTGATGGCTCGACAAGTGCAACAATAAACAATGGCTATGCTACATCAACAAACTGGATAATTGAAGACTGTGTTTTTCATAGTGGAGCATATTCAGACATTGCTTTTACTGCTGCATGTAATAACATAACCGTAAGACGCTGTATTTTTATGGGGAACGGCCAGGGCGGGTCAGCAATATTATTTAGTAATGCAACAACTGTTAGTGATGCTGTTATATTGGTGGAAAATTGTATATTCTTCACAGCAAGAGGAGTTAGGACAGATAGGGTTGGTGGTATTAGCATTAAAAATTGCCGCTTCCAATGTGGCGCGCAAGGTGTACGAGTTGGTACCGCCCTTGCTGCAAGCTCATATGTATACGTGTATAACAGTATTTTTACCAATAGCACAACTGGCTTACAGGCAACTGCACTTGGCGAAATTGTGGAGGACTATAATACCTTCTTCTCTAACACTACTGATAGAAGCACAGTAAATACCGGTGCAAATTCAGTTTCCTATGCATCTTTGCCTTTATACCCTATATTATTAGATGGTCATATCTTTCCAGTACCTCCAATTGGAACTCTTAACCCCTTATCGGCTGTTGGAAGAAAAGCAGGAACATCCGAAAGCACAGAGGATTTATTTGGCATGGCTCGACCTAGTACATCTAGTAAAAAGTCATGGGGTGCTATACAGGTTACAGGTGCAATCCGTGAAACGACTACGGTTCATGGAGGCTCTGCCTCGGTGAAGTTGCCTGATGCTGGCGAACAATTCCTGATGCGTGTGCCAATCACGGCTGTCAGTACTACGATTGCTTGTAAGTGCTATCGTGAGGCTGATTACGCTGGAACACTGCCACAGATGATACTTCGTCAACCCGGACAGAGCGATAGGACAACTACTGATAGTGGTAGTGCAAGCACCTGGAACACGCTGACGGATACTTTTACGCCAGCTTCTTTGCCTCCTTACGTGGATATCTTCATTAAGTCGAATAACACTGCCACCACTGGAAATTATGATACATTCTTTGATACGGTTGCAGTGAGCTAATAATCAATTACAATAAGGAGTTCTAAATGGCTACTTTACCCGAATTAGATAGGCTAAGAATATGGCGTGGTATCCAGCGGTATTGGTCACAACTTGGAGAGACGCTACTTAACATGACCAAAGCGGATATTGATGCCGCTGTTGATGCAACGGATCAATGGGCTGATGACAATTCGATAAATTATAACTTAGCCCTACCAGTTACTTTCCGAGCAAATGCCACACAAGAACAGAAGGCATTATTACTTGCAGTTGTTGTTCTTGCTCGACATAATCCCGACTTACTACGTAAAATTGTAGGAGAGGTGGACTAATGGCTACTAGACTTATTCTAAATCCTTACTCAGCAGAATTTCCTGCTTCAAACTTTCCCCAACTTACTTTGATCAACAGGCGTCCGGTTCTAGCATTTGATGCCGCCACCAAAGAAACTTGTTACTGGACAGCGGTCCTACCACAGGGTTTGAGTGGTACAGTGCATGCCTATATTTACTATATGATGGCAAGTGCAACCTCTGGTGATGTCGATGTAAATGTATTGGTTGAAGCAATTACAGATGGTGACGCAGTTGATTTGGATGCTGGTAACAGCTTTGATACTGCTAATGCTACTGATAATACTACTGTACCTGGAACAGCAGGTTACATGGATGTCATCGATGTAACTTTGACAAACTTTGACAATGGAGCAGCTGGTGATTATGTTCGTTTTAGTCTCGACCGAGATGCTGCTGACGATACAGCAACAGGTGACATGTATGTTCTGGAAGTAGAGATTAGAGACGGAGCGTAATAGATGGGCGTTCTTTTCTCCGCTGCGACTAATCAAAAACTGCAACGAAGCAGCGCACCTCTGCTAGATGCAGCGGGTCTTTATACATTGATGTGTTGGGTTCGTGTTTCCGAGTGGGGTACGGGTTGGAGAACTATTCTTGGCGTTAACGACTCAGAAGGTTATGATGCTATTCAACTTTACGAGGTAGGGGGTGATAGCGTATTTGATTTGTGGGCATCAGAAGGAGCGGATAATTATTCCTCGACTCCTTATAACATAAACACATGGTATCACGTCGCAATAGTGAGGAACTCAGACACCGATGCTAAGTTGTATGTCAATGGTGTATTGGATATAACCTGCTCGACAAATGTTTCAGGTAGATCAGGTACTCCAGCAGGTTTTGCTTTCGGGAATGAGTATAATGTAACAAATGGCTTCAGCGGTGCTCAAGCTTTTGGGAAGGCGTGGACAACCAATCTAACACAGGCAGAAATACAGCAAGAAATGTATGTTGCAAGACCCGTAAGGCGTGCCAACCTCTTAGGTTGGTGGCCGTTCTTTCCAGGTAGTGCAGAACGGCTTATAGATTATTACCAGCGTGCAGATCTAAGTGAAGTCGGTGTGGTTGCTGACTATGATAATCCACCAGTATCGTGGGGTAGCAAGATATACACCGTACCCTGGCAAATACCACCAACTGGTGGTTCAATAAGTGGTGGTGGATTAGTTCATGAGTGGCTTGAGCATGCGAGTAATCCTGCTCAACTAGATTTTACTGTCGCTGGTTGGTTCTATATTCGTGATCCAAATGAGTATCCTACCTTATTCGCAATGGATGGAGGTGACAATACCTGTGTTCAACTTATTTACGAGGATGGATTATGGCGTCTTGCAATTGGTGGAAACTCCATCTGGCAGGGAGGAACTACTTACTTATCAACCTCCACATGGTATCATGTTGCCTGGGTATCTAATGGCGCGAACGATAATAGAGTCTATCTGAATGGCAATCTCGAAATAAATAGAACCGCAGAAACCTATACTGGTGAATCGGGTATCGTCTTTTTTAGTCAGGATAATACCGAAGCAGCATATCCTGGCGTTGCATTTCGTGGAAATCTTGCAAACTGGAAAATATGGGATGGTGTCCAGCTAACTGAGAACGAAATAAAGCAGGAAATGTATCAGTATAGACCATCTAGGTTTGCTGACCTATGGGCCTGGTATCCAATGATGTCGGATTTGCAAAATGCCCTTAGGGACTACAGTGGAAATGATAGGCATCTGACTAGCCATGGTAGGTTTTGGGTTGAGGATGGACCATCAATTTCGTGGGGGAGTTTGTTAAGTCATTTAAGAAATGCTGTAGGTGCGGCTCCTATTGAAGAAAGCATCACGCTAGCAAAATCTCTCCAAATAAGTTCTTCTGACCAAACAAATATTCAAGATTTTGCTAGTCTTGGAAAATCTCTCCAATTAAATACTCTTGATGAATTAGAAATCCTATCTCCTGATAGGCTAAGTTTCTGGATTACAGATCAAATATGGCTTGATGTAGCTACACCTAAGATTGGTACTACAGGTAGTCTCGATAACTGGGTAACAGATCAGATACATTATGGAGTTTATACAGCAGCAGAGGGTGGTCCAGTTGAAGAATCGGTTATCTTAGATAACCATTTAGGAGTCTTAGCAAGTGGACAGACTAGTGAGAATGATGCAGTTACTCTTGATAATCATATCGCTATATCTGAGTCAGATCAAACTACTGAGAGTGATGCAGTTGCTCTTGATAATTATATCGGTATCTCAGAACTAGATCAAATTATTAAAAGTGATGCAGTTGCTCTTGATAATCATATCGGTATATCTGAGTTAGATCAAACTAGTGAGAATGATGCAGTTGCTCTTGATAATCATATTGCTATTTCAGAATTAGATCAAACTAGTGAGAGTGATGCAGTTGCTCTTGATAATCATATCGCTATATCTGAGTTAGATCAAACTAGTGAAAGTGATGCAACAACACTTGATCGTTTTGCAGGTCTCACGGTAGCAGAAGCTATTGGTGGCACGGCTACTAATGAGTCAGTAAATCTGGAAATTTACTTATCGATTACTAAGCATTTACCAGGAGTTGTCGAAGAAGCTGTTATATTGGATCTTGTTCTTACTGTGTTAAATTCTGATCAGCTAGACTTGCAGGATGCGGTTTCGTTAAATCGTATGGCTGGAGAAGATGCTGTATCTGATACAAATGAACAAGATGCTGTCAGTTTGATTATTAACCAGGTTATTGATACTGCGACCCAAACCAACGAAAGCGATTTAGTTAGTTTAGGACGTATTAATACTATTGGTGAACTTGACCAAACTAATGAAAGTGATACAGTTAGTTTAGGACGTATTAATACTATTGTTCCAGTTAGTCAGACTGTTGAAAATGATGCCACCACTTTAGAAGATTTTATTGGTATATCTGTACTAGAAGAAGCACAAGGCTTTATTAATGAAACAGTTATATTAGCTCGTTCTATGGCTATAGAAGCTTTAGAAGAAGGTATAAGTCATGTAAGTGAGGATGTAAGCCTTAGTCGCTTGGCTGGAATAGATGAAATAAGCCAATGCCAAGTTAATGATGATTTAATTCTAAATCGATTAGCTGGAATAAGCGGAATATTACAAGCTCTTATCGATGAAAGTGCTTTATTGATATATTCTATTGCTATAGAGGCATTGGAAGAAGGTATAAGTCAGGTAAGTGAAGACGTAACACTTAGTCGATTAGCTAGTATAAGTGAAGTTGAAGAATCCCAAATTAATGAAGCTGTTATATTTAGTCATTCTATTGTTATAGAAGCATTAGAAGAAGGTATAAGCCATGTAAGTGAAGATGTAACACTTACTCGATTAAGTGATATAAGTGAAGCGACTCAATGTCTACTTAATGATATTACTCTCTTAAATCGATTAGCAGTTATAAGTGAAGAAACGCAGTGCCAGGTTAATGATCTTGTGTCTTTAAGCAAGTTCATGTATATAATTATAATTGATGAAACAATTGGACAATATACTGAGATTTTAACTTTAGGTCGTATTGCTGCTATATCGATTTTCCAAGAAGGTATAAGTCATGTCGCTGAAGATATATCTCTTGCTCGATCGAACTTAATCTTAATCAATGAAGAGAGTAAGATATATAATAGTTTAATATTTGGTCGATCTAACGGAATAAGTTCTAGTGTGCAATGCCAGGTTTCTAAAAGTTTGATATTTGCTCGATCAAATGGGTTAAGTATTGCTACACAAATTGTTATTAACGAGAATACCACCGTTAGCAAATTTAGTATATTTAATAGTTCTTCGCAATTGATGTTAAACGAACTATTAACATTATCAAGATTAGATGATTTTGCAATTCTTGATAGTCGATACTTATTAGAAAGTGTTAATTTGCAGTATGATAATGGATTATCATTAATTGATAGTTCAATAATCTTTGAAGAGATTGAATTAGGAAGAATAGATATCTTTACTCTTATAACTCTTTTATATGGGTTTAATATTATTAATCTTAATCAATCTAAATCTATTATAGCTGAACCTCCATCTTTATATGTCTACAATGATGGAAACCACTCTATCGGGGTATTATTCCGAGACAAACGAGCCGAAGTATTATTCCGTGATAAGCGTGGTCACATTTTGTGGAGAGATAAAAGAGGAAAGTAAGGAGGACCATGGCAAGTACCTTACCAAGTAAAGATCCAAATAATGTTGAACCATATTTTGTTGTATGGTGTGATATTGAAACTGGTCTTAATGATGGATCGAAGCATGATCATGGAGAACTTCAAGGTTCAACAATTTCTACTGTTGAATGGCTTTTTCCAATTGGATCAGAATTAACTAAAAAAATCTCTAATCAAAATGCATTAACTATTGCTGGTGTTGAATATTCTGTAAACACTGTTTGCACTATTTGGTTAGAAGGAGGTTTGGCAAATAAAGATTATCCAATAACTTGTCGAATTACTACTGACGATGCAAGAACGTTAGATAAAACAATTATCATTCCTGTAAGGGAATTATAATATACAGGAGAATTTAAAATGACTTCTATTGTAGATTATACGGATAGAGCTATTAATACAATAGCTGAACGTATTGAAAATTCATTAGGAGGAAATGTCGATATTGTAAAAAACAATAAAGAAGAGACATTTACAGTGGATTGGAAAAGAAATGATAAAACCGTCCATGCGGTTCAATTTAAAAAAGTATATTCCTATAAAGAATTGGAAAAGCTATCCGATCCGGGTGCTCTTGTAATGGACTTTATTACCGCCTTCACAAAGCCCAAAGAAGTAAAACCATTAAAGGTTGAAATAGTAGAAACTGAAGCACCAAAAGTAGTAGAAACTGAAGCACCAAAAGTAGTAGAAACTGAAGCACCAAAAGTAGTAAAAGCTAAAACCCAAAAGTAGTAAGACAAAATTAAAATTAAAAACATAGGAGAATTTGAAATGACTGACCTAACAAGTGCTGATCTGGCTTTACTTTCGGCTGAACAAATTCGTTTTCATGAACAGCAAAAAAAACTAGGATATTTTACAACGCCAGTTAACGCTGTAAATGCTGCAGTAAACTTGACAATTGGTGCAATTGGTACAGCAGGAGATACTTTTACTATCGGTAATAAAGTATTTACTTGCGTTGCTAATGCTACGGCAAACGAAGATGGTGAAGTTAATATTGGTACCGATAAAGCAACATTCCAAACCGCTGTCAAAGCGGCTATTAATGGAACGGATGGTTATAATGTTGCTCATACCCAGGTTCTTTGTGGAACATTAGCAGGTGATGTTTATCCTCTTACAGCTATTGTGGCAGGAGTAGTAGGAAATGCTATTGCTGTTGCTGAAACATTTACCAATGCTGGAAATCTATTTAGTGCCGCAGCATTAGCTGGTGGCGTCGATGGAACCATTGGTGTTCATGGTCAGCCAATGTTTGATGCGACATATGTGTATTATTGCGTAGCTGATAATACTACTGCTGACAAAAATTGGCGTCGCGTTGCTCTTGGTTCGGCCTTCTAAAGGAAGAATCTGGCAAACTATGTATGTTTGTTAAAACTATTCTAAGTAAGGAGGTGGTGTTTAGTGCCCAATATTTCATTTGGTAATCGTTTAAGACATGCATGGAATGCCATTAGATATGGAGAGTCTAACCGAGAATATCGCACAAGTCTTGGACCATCATATAGCCTGAGACCAGATTTATATCGTTTACGTCCCGGAGTGGATACTTCATTTATTTCTTCTATTTATACTAGAATTGGTATAGATGTAGCTTCAATTCCGATTCAACATGTTCGTCTTGACGAAGATGGAAGATATATCGAAACGATTAAATCTGGTCTTAATAATTGCCTTACACTAGAAGCGAATATAGACCAAACAGGTCGTGCTTTTATACAAGATATTGTAATGTCTATGTGTGATGAAGGTGTTGTAGCAGTAGTACCAGTGGATACAACAATGAATCCCGCGATTACTGGTTCGTATGATATTGTAACAATGCGAACAGGAAAAATTGTTAGCTGGTATCCAAAACATGTTCGAGTTAATGTTTATAATGAAGAGACCGGATACAAGCAAGATATTACCCTTCCTAAGACAATGGTTGCTATTGTTGAAAATCCACTTTTTGCAGTAATGAATGAACCAAATTCTACTTTACAACGTCTTATAATGAAATTAAATCTTTTAGATGTAATAGATCAGCAGTCGGGATCTGGAAAGTTGGATTTAATTATCCAACTACCATACGTCGTCAAAACAGAAGCTCGAAGGCAACAAGCTGAGACTAGAAGGAAAGATATTGAAAGTCAGTTGCAAGATTCGAAGTATGGAATCGCTTACACTGATGGAACCGAGAAGGTTACTCAATTGAACAGACCTGCAGAAAATAACCTGATGGGACAGATTGAATACTTAACGAGAATGCTATATAGCCAGTTAGGTCTAACAGAGTCTGTTTTTAATGGCACTGCAGATGAAAAAGAGATGATAAATTATTATAATCGTTCAATTGAACCAATTCTTGCTGCGGTTGTAGATGCTATGAAACGAGTTTTTATAACCAAGACTGGTAGAACTCAAGGACAGTCTATTGAGGCACTTAGAGATCCGTTTAAGCTTGTTCCAGTTAGCCAAATAGCTGATGTAGCGGATAAGTTTAGTAGAAATGCTATTCTAAGCTCTAACGAACTGCGTCAGATTGTTGGACGTAAACCTAGTAATGATGAAAGTGCTGATAAGTTAACTAATAAGAATCTTAATCAAACTCAACCGCAATCCCAGTCTGTTTCATCTGAATCAGTGAGTGAACCACCTACCTCAATTATGGATATGATTAAAAAAAATGAAGGAGTTTAAATAATGGCTAAGTCAAAATACGATTTTGGTGGCTATGCTACTAAAAGTGGACTTAAATGCACAGATGGACGGGTGATTCTTCCAGATGCATTTAAGGGCAATGATGGCCAAGTTGTTCCACTAGTTTGGCAGCATCAGCATAATGAACCATCTAACGTTCTAGGACATGCTCTACTTGAAAATCGTGCTGATGGAGTATATGCTTATTGTACTTTTAATGCTAGCGAATCAGGAAAGAATGCACGAATTCTTGTAGAACATGGCGATGTATCATCTTTATCGATCTACGCGAATCAACTGATTGAGAAAGCTAAGAACGTTGTTCATGGTGTAATCCGTGAAGTTTCTCTTGTTATGGCTGGGGCAAATCCTGGTGCGGTAATTGATAATTTTGCTTTTGAACATTCTGATGGTAGCGTTAGTCCCGATGATGAAGAAGCAATTATATATACAGGTTTAGAGATTGAAAAGAAAGAAGAAGAACCATCTAAACCAGTTAATCAAGTAGCTAAACCAGCTATTAATGAAGTTGCTCATGCTGATGCCCCCGCAGAAGATGATGAGACTATTCAGGATGTTTTCGATACTCTTAGTGATAAGCAAAAGACTGCTGTATACGCAATTGTAGGCGCTCTAGTTGACGAGGGTGTCCTAGATGAAGAAGAAATGGCTCAATCCGACGATTTAAATTCTAATAATGAAGGAGATAAAGGTACAATGAAAGCAAACGCTTTTGATGGTTCAGCAGTTAATAATCGAGTTTATCTTTCGCATGATCAGTTCGAGCAAATTGCAAAGGACGCAGCTCGCTTTGGTTCTTTAAAGCAGGCAGTTATTGAGCACGCCGGAACCTATGGTATTGATAATATTGATTATTTGTTCCCGGATGCTCGTTTGGTAGAACAGCAACCGGCTTTTCTTGCTCGTGAGACGACTTGGGTAGCCCCTGTTATGAGCGGGACTCGCCACACTCCATTTTCTCGTATTAAGAGTGTTTATGCTGATATTACCGTTGATACTGCTCGTGCTATGGGCTATGTTACTGGTGCTTTGAAAAAGGATGAAGTCTTTGGTTTGCTGAAACGCACCACTACCCCGACCACGATCTATAAGAAGCAGAAATTGGATCGGAATGATATTCTTGATATTACCGATCTCGATATTGTTGCATGGTTGAAAGCTGAAATGCGCATGATGCTGGATGAGGAAATTGCTCGTGCAGTATTGGTTGGTGATGGTCGCTCGGGCGTTTCTGAAGATAAGATTGATGAAACCTGTGTCCGCCCAATTTGGACCGATAGCGATCTTTATGCTCATCATGTTCAGCTTCCCTCTACCGACAATTTGGCAGAGGAAGTTATTGACAAGATTACGGCTGCTCGAGTTAATTATAAGGGATCCGGAAGTCCGACTCTCTTCACCAGTCCCAGTTTTCTGAGTTCTATGCTGCTGATTAAAGATAGTCTTGGGTATCGGATTTACAAGACTGAAGCTGATCTCGCGGCTGTTCTTCGTGTTAAGAACATTATTGAAGTTCCAGTAATGGAAGGCCTTCATCGAACTGATACCCTTGAATATGATTTGCTTGGCATTATTGCTAATCTCTACGATTACACCATTGGTGCCGACAAGGGTGGCGCTGTGAGCATGTTTGATGACTTTGATATTGACTATAACCAATATAAGTATTTGATCGAGACTCGTATTTCTGGCGCTTTGACTATGCCGAAGTCTGCTTTGGTTATCGAGCGCGCTCAGGCGTAATAGTTTAAAGGAGCTCTAATATGGCAAAGTTTCACGGACTTATTGGATTTGTAACAGTTGAAGAAAGCGAAACTGCGCCAGGAGTATATGGTGAAGTTGTTACAGAGCGTCCTTGCAGTGGAGACATTCTTCGCAATACGAGACGTTGGGAAAATAGTCAAAAAATTAATGAAGCTTTGGTTATTGATAATCGATTTAGTATTCTTGCAGATGAATATACGATTAATCATACCCATTTAATGCGTTATTTGAAGCTTGACGAGGTCTCTTGGAAAATATCATCGTTCGAAATCCAGAGACCTCGTATCATTTTAACAGTTGGAGGGGTGTATAATGGGAACTAGAGCCGATTTGCAAACTCTTCTTGAAACTCTATTAGGTTCTAGAAATGTATATTTCCAGCCCCCTCCAACTTTACAAATGAATTATCCGTGTATTGTCTATAATTTGGATGATATGGATACCAAATTTGCAGATAATTATCCATATGTAGTTGAAAAACGTTATTCATTGACCGTTATAGATAAAAATCCGGATAGTTCAATTCTCGATCAAGTTATCATGCTACAGAAATGCATATTCGATCGTCATTTTGTAGCTGATAATCTCAATCATAATATTTTTATACTTTATTTTTAAAAGGAAAAAAATAAGATGACTCAATTAGTTTGGGATGATACTGGTAAACGTTTTTTTGAAACCGGTGTTGATCATGGGGTTTTGTATGTTATGGACGGTACTGGTGCATATCCTTTGGGAGTTCCTTGGAATGGCTTAACCGCTGTTACAGAAAGTCCCTCCGGTGCTGAGCCAACACCCTTGTATGCCGATAATATTAAGTATTTAACTCTTATGTCAGCTGAGGAATTTTCTGCCACCTTAGAGGCTTATACCTATCCAGAAGCTTTTGCAGAATGTGATGGTTCTAAAGAGATTGGAACTGGGCTAGGTGGTTGGGTTGCTCAGCAACCTCGTAAGCAATTTGGTTTGGTTTATCGGACTAAATTGGGTAACGATGTGGGTGGCCAGGACCTTGGTTACAAACTCCATTTGCTTTATGGTTGTTTGGCTTCTCCATCAGAAAAAGCATACGCTACAGTTAATGATTCTCCAGAAGCTATTACGTTTAGTTGGGAGATTTCTACAACTCCAACAAATGTTACAGGCTTTCAGCCAACTTCTTTGCTGATTGTTGACTCGACGCAAGCGACCGCTGCAGGCCTTCTAGCTCTTGAGTATGAGTTATTTGGTGATCTTACAACTGGTGTGGCAAATCTTCCACTTCCAGATGCAGTGAAGGCTCTCTTGGAGACTGTCTAATTTTAAAAAGGGGTCTAGGAATATCCCAGGCCCCTTTATATATTCTAAAAAGGGAGAATGGGATGAACCTATTTATCAGTCAACCAATGAATGGACAATCAGATGAAGAAATTCAAGAAATAAGAGACGCAGCCATCGCTGAAGTAAAAGATATGTTTGATGAAGATGAACCAATCGAGAATCTTGCTTCTCTTATAAAAGATGTTCCTGACGATGCAAATGCCCTCTGGTATCTTGGTAATTCCATTCTCCTTATGTCAAAGGCTGATGTTGTTTATTTTGGTAAGGGGTGGAGAAAAGTTCAAAACTGTCTAATCGAAAACGTCATTGCAGATGCATATGGTTTATGTTGTGTTCAAACAGATTAAAATATTGAAAGGAGAAAATTATCATGCTTAAAAAGACAATTAAATACACAGATTTTGATGGGAATCAGCGAGAAGAAACTTTCTATTTCAACCTTACTAAGGCTGAAGTTGCCGAGATGGAACTCTCAACCGAAGGTGGTCTTTCTACAAAACTTCAAAAAATTATCGAAGCTCAAGATAATGCTAGTATTGTTGAAATATTTAAGGATATTATTGCAAGATCATACGGAGAGAAATCTCCAGATGGAAGGCAGTTTGTGAAAAATAAGGAAGTTCGTGACGCCTTCATACAGACACAGGCATATAGTGATTTGTTTATGGAATTGGCAACGAATGCTGAGGCTGCCACTGCCTTTATTAATGGTATTATACCAACTAATCTTCCATCTAATTCATAGAGAAAATTATGAGGAGACTAAAGAATGTTGCAGATAACCATTCCTGCCACTGAATTATGGAATGAGATAGCTAATGAGTTTGTTCAAAAGAAGGAACAAGTTCTACAGTTGGAACATTCTTTAGTCTCGTTATCAAAATGGGAGTCGAAATGGTGTAAACCGTTTCTATCAAGAACTCCAAAAACTTATGAAGAAACAATCGATTACATTCGTTGTATGACGATTAATCAAAATGTTGACTTTGATATATATAACGGGATTACTAATGATATCATGAATCAAGTAAGTCAATATATTGAAGCTCCAATGACTGCTACAACATTTAGTAATGAGAAAAAAGTTATTAATAATGATATAATCACAGCAGAGATTATCTACTATTGGATGGTTGCATTAAATATTCCTTTCGAATGCCAAAAGTGGCATTTGAATAGATTATTAACATTAATTAATGTTTGTAATATTAAAAATCAACCTAAGAAGAAAGTTCCGAAAGGAACTATATATTCTCGTAATGCTGCTCTTAACGCTGCTCGTCGAGAGAGATTAAATACTACGGGGTAATATGATTACCATTAAACAAACCGGAGATTTTCGCAATACAGAAAGATTCTTTAGTAATGCTAAAAAATTAGAAATACGCCGCATTCTTGAAGGATATGGATCAAAAGGTGTTAATGCTCTGGCTATGGCAACTCCAAAAGATACAGGAGTAACAGCTGCCTCATGGAGTTATAAAGTTGAAGTTGGTCGTAATAATTATTTTATAGGTTGGTATAACTCACATGAAGAGAACGGGGCAAAGCCAGCAATGCTTATTCAATACGGACACGGAACAAGAGGCGGTACATATGTCCAGGGCATTGACTATATTAATCCTGTTATGGGTCCTATATTAGGCGAAATTTCAGATGCCATATGGATGGAGGTGTGCAAACTATGAGTAATACTGTAGATAATCGTGCTGTTCATCTAGGATTCGAAAATCAACAGTTTGAAAGTGGCGTTAAAACAAGTGTAGACTCATTAGATAAACTGAAAAAAGCATTAGATCTTAGTGAACAAGCTAAGAGTTTGCAAAACTTTTCCAGCGCTGGTAAAACACTTAATTTAGGTGGAATTTCTGACGGTGTTCAAAATCTATCTAATAGATTTTCTACTTTTGGCATCATTGGTATGACCGTTCTTCAAAATCTTACTAATGCCGCTATTGATTTTGGAAAGAAATTATGGACTTCATTAACTGCACCAGCAAAGAAGGGTTTCAGTGAATATGAAGTCCAGATGAATTCTATACAAACCATATTGGCAAATACTGCATCTAAGGGTACTACTCTTCAAGAGGTTAACGACATACTTGAAGAAATGAATAAGTATGCCGATCAAACCATTTATAGTTTCCCTGAGATGGCTAAAAATATGGGAACATTCACTGCTGCTGGCATCGATTTAAATGTGGCGGCAGATGCTATTAAAGGTATTGCTAACTTAGCTGCCGTATCCGGTTCAAATTCTCAGCAAGCAGCAACAGCTATGTATCAGTTATCTCAAGCATTATCATCTGGTACAGTAAAGCTTATGGACTGGAACTCAGTTGTAAATGCTGGCATGGGTGGTCAAGTATTTCAAGATGCTCTTAAAGAAACTGCTCGTGTACATGGCATTGCTATTGACGATATGATTAAAAGTCAGGGCAGTTTTAGAGAAACTCTTCAGGAAGGTTGGCTAAGTAGTGAAATTTTAACTGAAACCCTATCCAAATTTACTGGTGATCTTAATGCTGATCAGTTAAGAACAATGGGGTATACGGAAGACCAGATAGCTGGAATTCTTAAACTTGGCGTAACGGCTATTGATGCTGCCACTAAAGTTAAAACCTTAAGTCAATTGCGAGAAACCTTAAGTGAGGCCATGCAGTCGGGATGGGCTAAGACCTGGCAAATTATATTTGGTGATTTTGGAGAGGCTAAGAGTTTCTTTACATATTTAAATGACACTTTTGGTGCCCTCATTCAAAGGTCTAGCGATGTTCGTAACGAGATGCTGCAAGGTTGGAAAGATTTTGGTGGAAGAAATTTAGCTGTTCAAGCTATTAAAAATGTGCTTGATTCTGTGCTTAGTGTTATGAAGGCTGTTGGAGACGCTTGGAATTCAATTTTTCCTAGTGGACCTGCAGGACGTACAATTTATAATATAACTAAAGCCATAAAAGAATTTACTGATTATCTTAAACCAAGTTTAATAACTATTCAGAGATTAAGAGATATTTTTAGAGGGTTATTTGCTATTTTAGATATTGGTAAAATGGCAGTAGAAGCTATATTTGAAAGTTTTGGAAAAATTAATACAAGCGGAATAAAGCCATTAGTAGGTAGTTTACTTCAATATTTAAAAGTATTGTCCTTTCAAATAATAAAGACTAGAGATTTTATAAAAACGAATGACGTCTTTGGGAAGAAACTAGAAACAATAAAACTTAATTTTATAAAACTTAAGGATTCTCTTAGTGAGTTTGGAGATAAATTTAAAAGTGTATTTGATAATGTTAAAGTCTTAATAGACGAAATTAAGAATACATTTGGTGGATTTATTGATAATTTCAAAAATGCTCTTAATTTTAATAAAATTAATACAGGTGGTGCTACTAGTTTTGTTGATAAGCTTAAACTTCGTTTTGCCCCGCTTGAAATGCTATTCAACGGTGTAACATTTATTGTAAATGGTCTTATTGGTTTTCTCAAAAAGTCTGCTCCAATTCTTCTAGGATTAGGAAGCTGGATGGGAAAAATATTAGGCCAACTAGGAACAGCTATTATGAATGCTGTTTCTACCGTTGATTTTAGCAACCTATTTGATACTCTTAATGCTGGTTTTCTTGGTGCATTTATCCTAGCCATTACCAAATTTGTGAAGTCAGGTAGTGGAGTCATGGATAGTTTTAGCGGAATGCTTGGTGGAGTAGCTGGCATTTTAGATGGAGTTAGAAAGAGTCTCGAAGCTTATCAGCAAAACCTAAAATCTAAGACATTATTAAATATTGCTATTGCTGTAGGTCTCTTAGCAGCGTCTTTGTTGGTACTGTCTTTAATAGATTCAGAGAAACTTACTGGATCAATAAAAGCAATTACTGTTCTATTTGCAGAATTAGTAGTATCAATGAGCTTGCTTAATAGTGGAGGTATTGGTGGAGCTGCAGGAGCATCTGCTACGCTTATTGCTATGGGTTTATCACTTTTACTTCTGAGTGTTGCCCTTAAGTCCTTAGCAGATATAGATCAGCAAGAATTAGCAAATGGTTTAGTAGCGTTAGGCGCAATAACTACTGGTCTTGTTGTATTTATGCGAATCTTAGGAGCTGGTGCCAAGAGTTTTGTTGGTGCAGCAGTTAGTCTTATTGTTTTAGCAGTTGGACTTGAAATTATTACAGATGTAGTTAGAAGATTAGGCGATCTTGATGTTGGCACCTTGCAAAAGGGACTTGCTGCTATCGGCGTAATTCTTGCGGAGTTAGTAATCTTCACTCAAATGGTTGGCAAGGGCGGAGGTATTAGTGGCGGTCTTGGCATTATTGCTTTAGCTGCTGGTATATTACTAATATCTGCAGCTGTTGAAAAATTCGGTAAAATGGATATAGGAGTTTTAAAACAGGGCTTAATAACTATTGGCGCTATCCTAACTGAAGTGGCTCTTTTTACCCAATTAGTTGGAAGTGGAATGAATTTAATGGCAACCGCTATTGGAATGGCTATTCTTGGTGGTGCCATGCTTATATTTGTTGAGGCAATAACAAAATTAGGCAAATTATCTTGGGAAGAAATAGCCAGGGGTATGACTGGAATGGCTGGGGCATTGCTAGCTATAGTTGTAGCAGTAAAACTTTTGCCAAAGAGTATGATTCTTACCGCTGCTGGTCTTCTTATAATTTCTGGAGCAATTACTATTCTTGCCGATGCATTGGTCAAAATGTCAGGCATGAGTTGGGAAGAGGTTGCTAGAGGGTTAGTTGCCTTAGGTGGCGCTTTACTTATAATAGCTATTGGGATGTATGCAATGTCTGGAGCTATTGCTGGTGCTGCCGCCTTACTAGTAGTTTCTGCGGCATTATCAATACTCACTCCAGTTTTAAAGACGTTAGGCTCAATGAGTATTGCTGAAATAGCTATAGCATTAGGTGCACTTGCTGCTGCATTTATTGTTCTTGGAATTGCTGGAATGCTTATAACT